TCAGGGATACGCTGTGAAAGCCCTGGAAGGAAAGAAAAAGCGCTCCATCTCTTTACCATCCGGGCGGTTTGGCTTTAGGAAGCAGCCTCCGAAAATTGAAAAGGACGATGCTGCATTACTGGATTATTGTGATCACTATCAGTCAGAGTTTATCAAGGTGAAAAAATCGGTTGACTGGGCTGGGCTGAAAAAATCCTGTACCCTTGATGGCAATCATTATGTGACGAAAGACGGAGAGATTTTACCTGGCGTAACGGTTACCGAACAAGATCCGAAATTCACGGTGGAGGTGAAGTGATCATGGGAATGGCTGTATTCGTAATTGGATTTTCTGGCAGCGGGAAATCTGCCAGCCTTCGAAATTTCCAGCCGGACGAGGTTGGTGTGTTCAGCGTTGCCGGGAAACGGCTGCCGTTTCAGTCTGATCTTAAGGTAGCAATGAATTCCAACTACCAAACCATTGAAGCCTCATTGAAACGGAACGGGCTCCGTGCCTATGTGATTGATGACAGCCAGTATCTCCTGGCATTCGACAGTTTCCGGAGAGCGAAGGAGACCAGCTATCAGAAGTTCACCGATTATGCTGTTAGCTTCTATCAGCTTCTGGACACAATCAAGCAGACTGACCCGGACACCATCGTTTATCTGCTGCACCATGCAGAAGAAACCGACCGGGGCATGATCAAAGCAAAGACCATCGGCAAGATGCTGGACAACCAGCTTGTGCTGGAAGGGCTGTGCGAAATCGTACTGTATGCCGAAACGGACGGTAAGAAATATCAGTTTCTTACCCAAAGCAATGGCTTTACGACAGCCAAGAGCCCAATGGGGATGTTCCCTTTGGAAATTCCCAATGACCTGAAGGCTGTAGACAGCCGGATCCGTGAATTTTACCACATGAAACCTACTGTTGATAAGGAGGAAACGAAATGAGACAAATCGACTGGGACAATGTTCAAGAAAAACAAGCTGGCAGCTTCGACCGGCCGCCTGTTGGTGGTTACGTGCTGACCATCATGGAAGCACATGAGGACGAACCCAAGGAGTACTATCGGCTGTACTGGGACTATGCTGAAGGCGAATGGGAAGGCTACCGGGAAGCCCTGTTCCAGACCCGTGGCTGGAATCTACCGATTTTTTATCGTTCCTACAAGAATTCTGCCCAAGGTTTCTTCAAAACCTTCATGCAGGTGCTGCAGGACAGCAACCCACGGTTCGATTGGCATGCCTGGACGAAGGCAGGCGGTAAAGATGCAGCCCTGAACGGTCTGAAGTTCGGTGCGGTTATCGGTGAAGAAGAATACATTGGACGGGACGGAAAAACGAAAATCCGCCAGGTTATCACTGAGGTTCTGCCCATTGCCAAAATCCACGCCGGTGATTTCAAGGTTCCTGAACTGAAGAAGCTGAAAGGTGATGCTCAGAAGCCCATTCCTGATGTTAAGCCGGCCGCTCCTGCTGCGGCAGCTCCGTCCCCGACTTATGACGAGACGCAATGTCCGTTCTGACTGAAGGAGAAATCCTTTCGAAACTGAACAATGTGCACAAACGGGGCAATGGCCTGGTTGCCGAGTGCCCCGTTTGCCATGATGATCATCATCTGTACATCAACCGGGAAGGAGATAAGCTGCTGCTGTACTGCCAGAAGTGCAAAGCAAAATATCCGGAGATCATAAAAGCCCTGGATATCCAGCCAGCAGTGCAGCAGCCAAAACCGTCCCGGAAACCAAAAGACCACGGCAAACAAATCGAAGAGATCCGCTATACGTACCGGGCGCCGTCGGGGAAGCCTGAGTATCAGAAGGTACGGAGAAAATTCGAAGACGGGCACAAGGTGTTCAGTTTCTGTTTCACCAATGAAAACGGTCAGGTGCAGTATAAAAAGCCAGAAGGCTGTGACAACCTGTATAACCTGGACCGGATGGCAGCGGCGGATCCTTCTACCATCCTGTATATCGTAGAAGGGGAAAAATGTGCCGATGCCATGACTTCGCAGGGTTTTTTGGCTACCAGTACCAACACGGGAAGCCAGAAGAACCTGAAGCTGTCGGACGTTGACCGGCAGATGCTGGATAAGTTCAAGCGGAAAGTCATCATTCCAGATCATGATGACCCGGGTATGGACTATGCCCATGCCTGGGAAAATTTGGGAGCGAAGATCTTTCCCTGGGAAGAAATCTGGCCCACCATCCAGAAAAAGCAGGATGTGGCCGACTACTTCCAGCAGGGCGGGGACCCGGAACGTATCCGGAACTGGAAATACCCTGCAGCCGATTTCACGGAGGAATATTTTTCTGGTCTGGATCGGGCTGAGATGATCAAGCCGGCGCTCTTTGCTGGAATCAATGCTATCAGCGATCCCATGGAACGGCAGCAGGCGGAAAGCCTGGCGTCATTCCGGGCCAAAGAGCTGGGGATTACACGAGAGTACCAGAAAAACTACAAGGCGTGGAGGGCTGCCCAGGCTCAGGCCAATAAAGGAAGCAAGAATACCACGAAATTCAGCAACCAGCCGGTTGTGCTGGAATGCGGCGACTGGATTGCTGATGATGACGGTGTGAGAAAGATGGAAGCCTCTGGCAACGGTGAATTCCGTTATGCGTGGGCCAGCCCCATCCCTATCCTGCCGACGGAGATCCTGATGAACCAGGAAACCGCCACGGAGAAAATCAGGCTGAGCTACTACAAGCCGGACGGCTGGCGTTCCTGTGTAGTGCCCAGGGAAATCGCTGCCAACAGCAGCAAGATTGTTGCCCTGGCCAACATGGGAGTTGAGGTAAACAGCGACAACGCCAAGAATCTGGTGAAGTACCTGGCAGGCTGTGTGGCCCTGAACCCGGTCAATTTGCCCAGGGTAAAGAGCGTGGGGCACTGCGGCTGGGTAGGCGGGGAATTTGTCCCTTATACAGACGAAATCAGCCTGGACAGCACCGATGAATACGGCACGCTGATTGACTCTATTACGGAGAAAGGAACACTGGGGGAATGGCTGGCAGCGGTAAAACCGCTGCTGGGAAACTTGTACCTTCGGTTAGCCATTGCTGCCAGCCTGGCAGCCCCGCTGATTAAGCCTCTGGGGGCGCTGTCTTTTGTCTTCCATCTGTGGGGCGGCACCGGGGCAGGGAAGACTGTGGGTCTAATGGTTGCGGCCTCCGTATGGGGGAATCCGGCACCCGGGAAGCTGGTGCAGAGCATGAACAACACGGTGAACTTCACCACCGGCTGTGCTGCCACGTTGGGAAATCTGCCGTTTTTCGGGGACGAACTTCAGACCATCAAATCGAAATTCGATGATTATGATCAGTTCATCCACCAGATTACAGCTGAAGTAAGCCGGGGCCGGATGGACCAGACGGGCAGGATACAGCTGCAGAAAAGCTGGAAAACGGCCTTCCTTTTTACCGGAGAAGAACCCATCAGCCAGACCACCAGCGGTGGCGGCGTGGAAAACCGGCTGATTGAAATCGAATGCGTTGACAAGGTAGTGGAGAATGGGCCGGAAACAGTCCAGGCTATTACGAACCAATACGGTACCCTGGGGCCGGCCTACATTGCCAAACTGCAGGAGAAGGTGGCAGATGGCATCGACCTTCGGGAGGTGTTCAACGACTACCACAGGAAGCTGCTGCAGGCAGAGACGACGGAAAAACAGGCCATGGCCATGGGCATCATGATGACTGCGGATGAATTTTTCCGGATGTACTTTGCTCCAGAGCTTCCACCGCTCACGATTTCCCAGGTACAGCCGTTCCTGAAGACGACCAGGGAAGTGGACACAGCAGAGCGGGCCTATAACCTGGTCATCGACCTGATTGCCCAGAATAACGAAAACTTCTTCTACAGTATCAAGAATAATTACAACGATGAGCAATATCATCATGCTCCTGTTCGGGAGGTGTGGGGGAAGATAGACGGGAATCACGTGTGGATTATCAAGCGAGTATTGGAAAAGCTGCTCTCTGATAACGGATTAAGCTTCCGGGCGGTATCCAAGAAGTGGGCAACTACAGGCCGGCTGATTCCTACGAAACAGGGAAAGTTTGCTTCTAAGCTCTCAATGTCTGGAATCCTTGGGTACTATGTGGAACTTGTCAGATAATTTTCCTATCTTTATTTTTAAGGTAGGAAGAAGGTAGGAGCTTTTAAAATCCGAAACACCGCATGGAGGCTAGTCATTTGATTACCATTCCTACCTTCCTACCATTCCTACCTACATATAAAGATACACGGAAATCAATTTAATTTGAATATCAAAAAGTCAAGTATGACTCAAATTAAATTATTTTTATATAGCTGTATCTGGAAAAGGTAGGAGGTAGGAAAAACGATGTCGAACTTGATGTGATGCGGGTTTCGAGTTTCTACCTTTGATTTTCAAAAGGTAGAAAGGTAGGAAATTTCAACGAAAGTGAGTGTAAAAAATGGATAAAATGACGATTCAGAGGACTGGGCATGCTATCCATAATGCCCTGGCATCTATCCATTACCGGAAAGATGACCTGGAACTACTGCAGGCAATGGCTGACCGGATGGCACATCAGAAGCGTCAAGGTGATGACGCTGCCATGATAACCATCATCCGGCAGCTGAATTTTACTGGTGCCTGCATGGTCAGAGCTGGCAGTCAGCTCCTGGCAGAATCAAAGTGTATCGAGGTAATGATGAATGGAACTAAGGCCGTATCAAAAAGATCTGGTGAATAAGATCCGCCAGGCAATCTGTGAAGGCTGCCACCGTGTGTGTGCCGTCCTGGGATGTGGAGGCGGGAAATCCGTGATCATCGCTACCATTGCCAAGGCAGCCACCGATAAAGGCAACCGGGTGCTGTTCCTGGTCCACCGCAAGGAGCTGGTTAACCAGATCAAACGGACCATGGATCGGCAGGGCGTAAATCCGTTTCTGTGCTCTGTGTCCATGGTACAGACCGTAAGCCGGATGAAGACCCTTGCCCGGACTACGCCGCCTTCTCTCATCATTGTGGACGAAGCCCATCATGCACTGGCAGCCGGCTACCTCCGGATTTTCGATTATTTTCCCCAGGCAACGGTTGTTGGCTTTACCGCCACCCCACAGCGGATGGGAACCGGCGGGCTGGGCAAAGTGTTCCAGCAGCTGGCAGAATCGGTATCTACGAAGTGGCTGATCCAGAATCACTACCTGGCTCCCTATCACCTGTACAGCGTTCCGCTGACGGATGTGAAAGGGATCCGGACCAGTCATGGTGATTATGATCAGAAAGAGATTGCCAAGCTGATGGACAAGGGGACGATTTTTGGCGGCACGGTAGCTTCCTGGCTGCAGCAGGCAAAGGGCAAGAAGACCATTGTCTACTGTGCCAGTATCAAGACCAGCCGTGCTACTGCTGAAGCGTTCCAGTCTCATGGAATCCCCGCAGCACACCTGGACGGAGAAACGCCAAAGGCAGAGCGGGACAGGATCGTACAGGAATTCCGGGAGGGAAAAATCCTGGTACTGTGCAATGTGGACCTGTTCGGTGAAGGCTTCGACGTGCCGGACTGCGAGGCTGTGCAGCTGCTCCGGCCTACAAAATCCCTGACACTGTTCATCCAGCAGGCCATGCGGCCTATGAGAATCAATCCGGCGGATCCAAACAAAGAGACCATCATCCTGGATCACGTGGGGAACTACACCCGTCATGGTTTTCCAGACGATGATCACGACTGGAGCCTGGCAGAAAAGAAGAAAAAGAAGAAGGCAGAAACCACTACACGGCAATGCCCGATCTGTTATCACGTATTCATTCCAGCACCTGGCCTAGGGCAGATTAAATGTCCATTTTGTGGTCATTTGTTCGAAGATGAGCGAGCCCCCAGGGCGGAACAGGAAGAACTGGATGGCGTGACTCTGGAAGAAATCAAAGAATCCCCGTACAGTGATTATCGCAAGGCAACGACCTGGCAGCAGCTTGAATTTTTCCGCAAGGGGAAACACTACAAGCTGGGGTGGAGCCTGCATA